ACTTGCAAGCCCAGGCCGGCGCCCAGAGTGGCGCTATGCAGGCTGCTAGGGAAGCCATTAATTGTGACCGTAACGTTGCCGGTAGTTCGACCAGTAGCGCTAACTCCGCTGGCATCAACTACAACGCCACCGGCATCAGCAATTGACACCACCGTGCCCGCGTTATCGCTGGGGTCAGGGTTAGTAGTCGGAAAGCTGAGCTCGTTTGCGATGGCAACAAAGCCGCCCAGGGCGTTGAGCAAGCCAGACACAAACGTATTGACTGCCGAGCTGGTCGGAATGTCGTTGGTGTTGGCTGGTGTCAACGTGCCGCTAACTGTCTTGCCGTCCAGCTGATTGATCTCTGCTGTTGATGCAGTCAGACCATCGGTGACATTTAGCTCGGTAGTGCTGGCAGTGACGCCATCTAGGACGTTGATCTCAGCTGTTGTCGACGTAACGCCGTCCAACGTGTTCAGCTCTGTAGTGCTGAGGGTGGCACCATCGAGCACTTGCACTTCTGCCTGCGTTAGATCGGCAAGAGCAGATGCTGTAGTTGCCGGCATGGTGGCCAGCTCTGTCAGTTCAGAGTCCAGCGGCTGCTTGCTGTTGATCTGGTTCTGAATTGCAGAAGTGACACCGTCAACAAAGTTCAGCTCTGCTGTTGTGGCGGTGACGCCATCCAAGAGGTTGATCTCAGCTGTTGATGCAGTGACGCCATCCAGCTTGTTCAGCTCGGCAGTAGACGCAGTGATTCCGTCGAGCGCATTGATCTCAGCGGCAGTTGCAGTAACGCCGTCAACAATGTTGAGTTCAGCAGTGCTTGCTGTAACCCCGTCCAGCTTGTTTAACTCAGCCGTGCTGGAGGTAACGCCATCTAATTTGTTGAGTTCTGACGTAGACGCAGTAATCCCATCAAGCGTATTTAGCTCCGACGTGCTGACGGTTGCGCCATCAAGGATCTGTGTCTCTGCTTGTGTCAGGTCTGCCAGTGCGCCGGCAGTGCCAGACGACATGGTCGCCAGCTCAGTTAGCTCAGCGTCAAGCGGCTGGAAACCAGTGTCGACGTAGTTCTTGGTTGCTGCGTCTTGTGCGTTAGTTGGGTTATTGACGTTGATAATTTTTTTGTTCTGTGCGTCTTGCCCTTCAATCGTTGACTGAATGTTTGCCGCCTGCTCGTCGTCCTGTTCTTGCAACAAAAACAAGAACTGTGTGTTCGACTTATCAAGGTCGTCTGCAATCAGAGTCGACCCGTCGGTGTAGTCAACCAGTGCAGCGTTAAGGCTTGAGCGCCGTTGCACCACAACGTTGACGCCAGCCTTCGGGGCGCCCGTAGTCGTTTGCGTTGAGGTCTCTGACCCCAGCGTGTTCATCACCACCTTCTTAGGGCTGGTTGACGTGTCGACCGCAAACGCTGTGGTTACAACCTCGTTGAGAGCCACTTCAATGTGACTCTCCAAGATGTACGCAAAGGAGATATTGAACTCCTTAGTGGAGCCATTGCCCGTGTACGAGTCCTCTGCGAACGGCATTACTAGGTTCCGACTGCTTGAATAAAGTTACCAACCTCTTGGTCAACACGCCCATTAGCTTGTGGCGCACCAGCGATAGCTTCATCTTGCTCGACAACAGGCCGTAATGCAGCGGCTATTTCGCGGTCGACAGCCCTGCGCTGGTCATCAATGAAATCTTGCTCGTTGTCAGCAGCAACTTTTTCGTCGTGCGCTTGTAAAAACTCATTACCTCGCGGCGTTGTTTCCAGCCAAATGCCAACAGCACGCTCTCGATAGGCTTTGGTAATTGCATAAAGTTCAATAAGGCGCTGGCTCTTTTGCTCTTCGCCTTTGATGCCAGACCGACGTGGTGATAGCGCTTGGTATTGGCGTGACGCAATGCGTTCCGCAAGTGCCTGCTCTATTGTTTTGCCGTTGATCTTGATCGTGGCGCCCAACGCAATGATTTCGTTGGTGTCGTTTGCTGTGACTTGTAGGCCGCGGCTATCGAGCTTGTTGAGGTTAATGGTTCGTCCGTCAGGCCGCTTGGTTGACAGGTTTGTCCGTGTATAGAACACAATTGGCGTGGAGTGATGTTGTTGCAGCAAGTTGAACTCTGTATGCACTGGCATGTAATCAGCGCCTTTAACTGACTTAAACGCTGCATGTGGCATGCCTTGCTGTGCTGCAGCCTTTAGCCAGCGATTGGCCTCAAGCGCTTCTAAATAAGTATCTGCCGAGCTTGCTTTGTGCAGCGGGAATCCAGTAATTGGATCAAGCACAACTGGCTGCTGATTAACGCCAGGCAGTTGCACTTCAACGCTTGAGCGCATTTGCTCCAACATTTTCATGACGTAGCCATGCGGGCCGTCAGGCGTGTAGCCGTCACGATCTGCACGAAAGCGCATCTCAGTGGCGTCGTTCTGCAGATTGCGCAAGAAAGCAGGGACAAAACTGCTGACCTTGCGAGGCAAGATGTAACTAGCGGCGCGATCAAGGCGTTCGGCCATGTCCATGCCGTCGTCATTTTCGTTGCCTTGAATCATCTGCATCGTTGTCATTAGCTCGTCTAAACCCCCAAAAACGTCACGCGTTAAGGCGTCAGCGCCAACTGAGCGAACCAGTTGAGCAAGAAGCAGAAGAGCGCCGTTCATTTGCTCGTCAACCTGCTGCTCTGTAAGCAGGTCTGCGTCAGTACGGACGCGGCCAACAATGGCTAGCGCGGTAGTTAGCGTGTCAAACGCTTGCACGCTGTGCCAATCAGTTGGACCGTCGGGCGTGTTTACGCGAATTGAAAAACCTGGAGACCGAACAATTTCGTTGAGCTGGCTGCGCTGATAGCTGGCTGGGTTGGCGCCAGTTGTTTCAATAACGCCGCCATCAATTAATTGATTGATCAGCACAAATGTTCCCCAGCCAATAGCAATCTCGCCAATAGCTCGCGCTCTAGTGGCTGGGTTTTCGCTCAACATGTCTTTCCACCAAGTATCGACAAACACGCCCAAGCCAAATGCTCGCGCTCCTGATTTCACAATGTTGACGGGCGTTTTCATAATTGGCGTTAGCCATTTGCCAATCACGTTGTGGTGTATTTCGTTAATCGCACTGCTAGGGATGTTTAGCGTTTGCGTCCATGAGACTGCCCATTCCGGCACGTCCTCCATGTGTTGCATGGCGCGCTGGTGGATCTCAGCCGCTTGCGTTAGCCCTTCTTCGCGAGCAATTGCAATGCCGCGGGTGTAAGTGCGCTCTGCAATATCAGATTTAGATAGCCGCAGCTTGTCTGAGAACTGAATGAAGTTCAGGATCTCGTCTGCTGCAGAGCCTGTAATCGCGCCGTCTTTAACAACAGTGCCGTTAGCTAGATGAACGTCGACAAATTGACGCTTGGTTTTAGCCAGCGCTTCTGTCATCGCCCAGTCAAATGCTTTTTGGCCCTTTAAGCCTTGCTGTGTTTCTGCAGCAGTAAGCATTTCGTCAAGGTTGTGAGTCAGGTTTTGAGCAGGGCCAACCATGTAGTTAAAGAACGTGTCGATGCCAGCTGCTACTCGACTGCCTTGACCCAGCACTGACAGCGCTGCCTTGCCAGTTTTGTCGTAGACGTCTCTGGCTGACGCCACGCCCAGGGCATGGTTTAGGTGGCTAACCATGTTGCCGCTGTTTGGATCGCTGAAGTCGACCTCTTGCATAATTTGCGTGCCGCTGTTTGTCGTTCGCATCTGGAACGACTCCTGCATGGCTTCGTCAAAATCGGTGCCGCCAGTAAAGCCAGCGCGGCCAAAGCTGCGGTTTTCTTTGAACGACGTAAACGCCATGCGGAACGCGTTAGGCACGTTCAACAGGTATTGCTGCATCTGAAGCGGTGCCAAGCTGGCTCGACGCATAGACAAATAAGCTTGCGTGTCTTGGCCGGCCAGCTTTTGCGCAGCACCAATGATTGCGTTGCCGGCACCTTCTGCAATAGGCGCAGTCAAAGTTCGGTAGGCAGAGCCCAGGCCCATTTTCCACCAGGTCTGGCCGCTAAACAGGATGGCGCCCCGGTACGCCTCAAACAAGTAGTTGCGATTAACGCTGCCCTTGCCACCTTTCTCAAGCAACTCAGCCATGTGGATCTGCACAGCAGGCTTTTCGCGCACCAGTTGCGAGAACATTGCACCAACTTCTTGCACCTCTGCGTCGTCAACGCCGTTTTGGATCTTGGCCAGCAGGTCTTCATCTAGCAGTTCTGTCATTGGCTGCATTGGCTCACGCAGCACCCCGTCAATGCCTGCAGCAACAGCATTGGTTGCGTCGCCAGCTTCTGGGTCAGTGGCTACGTCGCTGTCAACAATCCTGTCAGCAACGTCTTTGTTAAAGACAACAACTTCGTCATACGGGTTTTGCCCTGGCTTGTAGCTGCCCTCGTAGCGAATGCCGTCAAAGCCTGCTTGTGCGGCGTAGTCACGAATGCCCTCAATCTGTTCGTCAGTGAGCTTGATCCCTTTGCCGTCAGCAAGCGGTGAGCCCAAATCCAGTTCACGCAACAGGTCTTGGATGCGCTTGTTAGACGAATACAAGTCCATGATTTTGACGTCAGACGTCAGTGAGCCAACGGCCTGGTTGTCACCCCAGTCCATGCTGGTTGAGGCGTCAGTAGTCATGTAGATGCCGTCACCCATAAGACCTGGCGTCACTGTTTCTGCTGTGAAGCCATTGCCTAAAACGCTTTCAATACGCTCTGCGCTGCCGTTAATTCGCAGTTTTTGGCCAACTGGCAGCTGCATGTCTAATGCGCCATCAGCAGGTTTGTTCTTGCCGACACGGAGCATTTGGCCGGTCATGCGCATCATGCGCCGGTATTGGCGGTCAAGCTGCGTCATTTCGCTGTAGGAAACGACAAGTGCTTTCAGTTGCTCTGCCTTGAAGTCAGGCTCAACAGCGTTTTCGTACTCAATGCTGCGCAAGCGGGCTGCGTTCTGCGTGTTGTCACGCATCATCTGCAACGCAGTTAGCGCAATGACGTGTTGGCCAGATTCAGGGCTGCCTGCATTCAACATTCGTTGGATTCCTTCCATTACTTCTTGCGGGCCGTCGAAGCGTTTGATGTGATCTAGTGCTGCGCGGGCAATATCGCTTTCTTTGAACTCAGGAATGCCTGTTAAGTCAGCCATGTCTTCATTCATTACCCGCCGCAAGGCGTAATAAGCAGACGTCAGCTCCTCCTGGGTGTGCTCGATGTACCGGGTCTTGCCGCTGCGGCTGATGCCACGGCGCACCTCGTTTGCCAGTGCGTCGTCAATTTCAATCTCTCCAGCTTTAATTAGCTCGTCGCCCTCTTTGCGACGTGCCGAAAACTTCTTGGCTGCCTCTTCTGGGTCAATGTCTGGCACTGCAAAAGCAGAAAGCAAGCCAGATTGGTACTCGCTTGCTTCACGGGTTGCTGCCATCTCGCCAGACGCAGCTGACTCAAACACGTCATTCCACGTGCGATAGCCGCGGCCTTGGAGCCAGTTGTTGACGCGTGCCGCAATATCCAGCAACTTTTGCAACGGCTTAGCCCAGGTTGCTTTCTTGGTGACAACCTTTGGATCGTCTGCCATTGCCTGGAACGCAACGGCCTGAACCTCAATGGGTGACAGGCGTCCGTCAAGAATCTTTTGCCGCAAGTTTACGTTGTATTTAGCGGCCAGCTGGCGCAGTTCTGGCAAAGCGTCTTGCAGTATTTTGCGCTCTGCATCAGTCAGGTAGCGCTGCTGGATGCGGTGAAACGCCTCGTGAAACGCAACCTGCCTGCGCAGGTGAAACTCGTAGACGCGACCGCCTGAGCCTTCAGCCAAATAAATAACGTCGCCAATTGGGCTAAAAGGATCTGGTGAATAAAGACCAGCTGCGCGAATCTTGCTGCCAACAGGGACGCTGTAGGACTTTGCTTGCTCAGCGTCCATAGCAAAGTTCATTTCATCGCGGAACTCGACATTGACCGGGCCGGCAATTTCTTGCACTTGCATCATCAAGTCGACCTGATCTGCCTGGCTGATGCGCAGTTGGTTTGTCAGGTCTTCGCCAATTCTGCCGCCGGGGTCAGGCCCAAAATCAATTTCGCCGCTAAGGCTGCCCTTAGTTTTTGATGCGCCAAAATCGCCAAGTTTTAATTCCTTAGGAGCGTTGGGATTGTTGTAGATCCGCGCTTGTTTTAAGTGCTCTCTAATTCGAATGCCTGTGCCATCAATTGTTTCGGGCGAAATACCAACGCTATCCAGCCACTCTAAAAACTTCGTGCGGCGCTTAGATGCTTTTTTGCTGGTTGCAATAAAGATTGCCCGGTCGACGTCTGACTCAAACTTCAGCTCAACACTGCCTGCATTAGCCCGTGCATCGGCAAGACTAACAGGCAGTTGAGTTTCTTTAAACTGAATTACCTGTGGCTTTGGTGGCTCTGGCAGTTCTGCATCTGGCAGTTGCGGAATAGTGCGACCGCCAATTTCGCTGGGGTTAGAAACAATGGCGCCTTTTGCAAGTCTTTCGCTAACTATTCGCTCAATTAGCTGATCGCGTTCCGCTTGAGGCTTGTTGGCCGCGTACTTATTAATAGTGTCAGCGATTTGGCGACGGATCTCGTCTTCTGTTGCCTTCCTGCGTGTTGCGCGTTGCTCTTCTGTTTGCGGTGCCTGCTCTAGCGCCTGCTCATTAGCCTTGACTTGTGCCTGCTCTAATTGAGCCGCCTTGGCCGCTGACTGCTTAGGAATCAGATCTTTGGTGATGTAGCTGTCAAGCACCTGGCTGATGCGCTCTGAGTATTCGCGTGCAACTGCAGCAGCACCCTTGCCCTGTCGAACCTGCCCAGCCATTTCTTTAAGCAAGTCATTCAACGGGCCGGTCATGCCAGCCATTTGGTTAAAAACCCGCTCGCCAATAATTGTTTGCTCGCGAGTGGTTTTGCTTTGCTCGACGTCTAAAACATTGCCTGCATCGACCAGCGTGTTTGCTTTGCCGGTGTCAGTAACTGCGCCTAACGCCCTGATTTTTGTTTTAAGTAGACCGCGCACATGAATGCGCACGTCCAGCAGTTTTTGAAAATCACTAGACGTCAGCTCTTCTAGGCCCAGGCCAGGCAAGACGCCAGTATCAATCTCTGTGGTGACAGTCGCCTCGTTGCCTAGCGCTACAGCTTCGCGAACACGCTCAACGCCCCACTTCTTCTTAGTCGCAACGCCAAGAATGTCGCGCTGTACTTGGCCGGGCAGGCCACCTTTGCCAATAGCAGAGCCAATTTCCTCGCTGACGTCACCAGCAACAACTTTGTTGAACAGATCCTCTGGCAGATCGCGCAGACCAATAGCAACTCGGGCGACAGAGCCAGATGGCGCAACACCCATAGACGCCATTTGTTCAATGTTCATGCCGGTGTCGCGCAGCACTTTGGCTGCGTCAGTCGGCGTGCCGTTGCGGTTGGCAATGTTGCTCATTGCGCCAATAGTCCGAGCCGAAGCAACGTCCGGCGCGTCAATAAATTGCACATTGACGCCGCCCTCGTAACCAAGGCGGTTGGCCAGGTCAAGCCGGTTGTGGCCGTCCACTGCGTAAACACGGCCAGGGTTGGCTGGGTCAATTTCGCCAGCGGCATCACGCCAGGCCAAGATCGTGCCAGCCAGGTTGGGGTTGTAGCGAGCTGCATCAGACAGCACGCCACTGGCACCTGACTTAGTAACCAAGCCAGCTGCTTTGTATTGCAGCGCTTTTGGTGCAGCAAAGATTTGCTGGCGGGGCAATGTCGCAACCTGCTCGTAACTAGGTGTTTGCAGCTCTGGGCGAGCTGTTGGCAGGTCAGACACGCCAGGTGACGAGGCCACCTCAGCCTTAGCAATCAGTGTCTCGTGCTCTTGCGCAGCAACCTGTAGCTCGTCGCTGGCGCGTTGTTGGATTGCACCCACCTCTTCCGGGGTTAATGGCTGCAACTGCGGCTGTTCAAATTGCTCTGGACGCTGCAATCCAGCATCGTCTCTGAGCTGCTCAATCTTGCGCATCTCTGCCAACTTGTCGGTCGCTGCACGCTTGGCGCGACGCTCTGCTGCATTGACGACCGTGACCTGCGGATCAGTGATGGTCCGTGGCGCAGCGTTGTTGATCTCGCCCAAGACCTGGGCTCGCATAAATTGCAACGACTTTTCCAACACTTTCCCGGTGCTGGCGTGCAACTCAGCTGCAAAGGCAGGTGTCCTGGCGCCGCTCTTGCGAATTTGATTTAAGCCGTAGAAACCAAGTTCCATTACCCCACCTAGGGGAATGTTGAACATGACTTCATCAGCAAGTGCTTTGATCTGCCTGACCGCTAGCGGGTCTTCAGGGTTAATCGTTAGTGGGTTAAGAACAGTGTCGATGGCCTCCTTGCTGACATTGTTTTTAATTACCGGGATCTCGGCAACGGCTCCAACAAGAGCAGATGCAGTTGTATTGCTGTTGGGATCAGCGCCAGCATTAATAAACGACTGGACAAGACCAGCTTGCGAATACTCAACCAGGCCTTTTTTGACAACAGCGCCGGCTTTCTCTAGTCCTGCTTTGCTTAATAGCTTTGGCTGGTTTGCAGCTGCAGCAAGCCGCTGCACATTTCCTGGTGCTTGAGAAGCTAACGAGCCTTTGCCGCCTCGAGCTAGCGCAACCAGTTGCGCCATTGATGCCAGCACATCAGTGCCAGCGTTGAGCAAATCATTACCAGCATCGACACGGTCAACGCGGCCAACAAATGGCAGCGGCGCATCCCGCTCAACCAGCTTGTAGCTGCTGTTGTCTTCTTCAAGCTTGTAGTAGTTGCGGGTAGGAAGCAGCCCGCGCACCTCGCTGGCGCCAAACATTCCAGGCAACTGCTGTGGCTGGTTTTGGCCAAATGGCACGACGCCCCGGACAAGCGGAGTGCGTCTTTCAAACTCGCCGTCTTCGCCGAGGCGAACGTCTTGAGTCCGACTCTCCATATCAATGCCTGTGCCACCGACCGCACCCGCGACAGCGTCATACACCTGGTTGTAAAGCGGCATAGCGACGCTTTGCAGCCCACGCGCAATCGTTGCGGTGATTGGGTTGTCAAGGCCGCCGCCGTCAGCAGAGTCACGACCTGACTCAAACCGCTCTGGCTCTTCCTGCCCTGGCTCGTAACCGGCTGCAGCATCGCGCAGGCGTTGCAGTTCTTCTTCGGTTAGAGCCATTACATCACTTGCCGTTCTGCTTATTTTGCAGCGTCAGGCCCCTTTAAGGAAGCGGACCGCCTTCTTGTAGTGAGAACCTCCTGGCTGTAATTCGCCAAGAGCCTTGTTGACTGACGTGCCGTAGGCGTCCTTGGTGTTCATGCCATCGCTGCCGTCTTCTAATTTGCCTGCGGCATTGCCGATCAAAACTGCGGCATACATTTGCTCAATAGTGTCGCCAGGCTTTACGCCGCGATCAATCAAGAACTGTGCTGCAGCAGCGGCTTGCTCTTCAAACGAAGTACCTTGGCTAACGCCATAAGTCTTTTGTTCCCAGTCGCCAAATTGAATTAAGCCGACGTAGCCAAGAGAATTTTTTGCTTGCGGATTAAACGTGCCGCCTGTCTCAAAAGACATAATTGCAGCCAGTGATGCTGGGTCAACGCCAACTCGCTGGGCTGCTTTCAAAATCGCCTGCTGCCTGCTAGCGGGGCTAATCGTGATGCTGGCAGGTGCGGCTGCGTTAATAGGAGGCAGCGGTGGGGGTTGCATGTCCAAAGTTGCAGCCGAGGCAGGAGCGATAAACAGTGACTGGAGCAAGCCAGCAACATTATCGCGAGCTGCAACCAATTTTGCCTGTGCTGTCGATGGGTTGATAGATGACACTTGCTTAGGCGTTTTCGCTTTGGCGTCGCGCAAAAGTTGCAAGGTTTGCTCAAGTTGTTCGCGCTGCGTATTAGCAAGCGGATCGCTTTGATACAAACGTGCAGCAGCAATAGCTTTTTCGTGCTCTTTAATCAAAAAATCAATTGGGTCAATTCCTTTTTTGCCTAGCTGTTTTGTAAATGCTTTGAAGTCATACCCTCTGCTGTCTTCGCCAAATAAAGCAGATGTCATTCCGATAATTGTGTCAAACTCAAACGCTCTACTAGTAGATGATTTGTAAACAGTTGCTAGTGCTTTGTCGGCCTCTCTGCGGCGTAGTTTATTGTTTACAGCGTTGGGATCGTTGCCTTTTACTTCGCCAGTTTGTCGGTCCGTATTGTAGCCCTGAAAGCGCACAGGAGTTGTGGCAAACGTTGTTGCTCCAGTTAGCAAACGATTGGCTTCAGGGTCAATCTGCAACTCAGATGTTTGTTGCTGATAAGCGTCAGCGTCAAGATTGCCGTCTAAATAGTCTTGTGTTAATTGATTAAATTTTCTCTCATAAGTAGCAAGATGGCCGCGCACAACTCCTCGCTGTTCAGGAGTTAAATATCCTTGCTCTGCTCTTGTTTTTATTTGGTTATTAATTGCTGTTCTTTCTTGCTTTAAAGTTTCTTGAGCGCTGCTAACGGTTGGATCATCAGACGCGTCTAGTTGTTTAAGCAAAGCTAATGCGTCTGTTTGTCGCAAATTACGGTTGTTTCGTTGGTCGATAATTTCTTTGCGTAAGTCGGCATACGCTTCAATGCCTTGACTAATTTTATCTTGCATCTTTACTTTTGTGCTGTCTAGCAATTCACCGTATGTTGCTTCGTTGTAGCTGGTAAAATCTTTTTCTAGCTCTTTAATTGCATATATTCTGCCGCCAGTGCTTAAGGATTCGTCTGCATTAATTTTGTCAATTAGCTCTTGTTTGCGGTTAAACGCTTGCTGTTTAGTCGCAGGCGACCGCAGCAAATCAAGCATCTGATCAGTCTCGTCTCTGTATTTTGCTTGCGCCTCTTGCCCATCAACTTTGTTTTGTGTGTTGTTGCGCGTCACAGTTGCAGACTCTTCGCTTTCTTCTGTCTTGACGTCCCAGTCAGCCGCTTGCGTATAGCGCCACAGCAATGCTGTGTTTGCTTTGCCGTCAATATCGCGCTGGTCTCGCGGCCCAACAAAAATACCTGACTCATTACCTGCCGCGTCTACTGAATAAAAGACTTCAAGCACTTCATCAATGTTGTGCTGTGCGGCGCCAGCCCGCCGGGCGCCCGCCAAGTAATTGCTAAACAAAGCGTCAATTGATTTCTTTTGCGCTTCAGCGCTCAGGCCCAAAAACCGCGGGTCGTCAACAAGTCTTTGAAGGTCTTCGCGCATAGTTTGACGGCCAATGCGCACGCCTTCTTTGGTTTGAAAATGCTGAAAGCCCAAGTCGTTCATACGCTGCGCGTGGCTTGTGACGTACAGCTGCTCGTCTCGCTGAACCTTCTGCGTGTTCTGGCGAGACATGTCGTTAATCGTTGCCTGTTGCACAACGCCGGACACCTCTTTGAACTCGGCAGGTGTTAGCTGAACGTCGCCATAGATGTAGCTGTTTTGCCAAGAAATGTATTGCGGATCGTCAGCTGCAAGGTCGTTTAAAAACAGGTCTGATCCGTCTGCGTTTTGCCCAATAATTGGGTTTCTAGATGCAGCAACACCAAGCGACAGAGCGTTTTGTCGGACACGCAAGATGCGAGCTTGGCTGTCAATATGCGGCCGGATCCTATTAGCTCGTGCCTTGAGATCAGTCAGCAGCAGATTTGCTTGACGGCGCTCGCCTTCCGTCTTGGCCTCGTCATTAGAAACCTTTTCTAAATTGCGAGTTAGCTCTGCGTAATCAGCAAACGGGCCGTAGGCAAAGCCCTGCGCAGCTAGCGCCTGGGCGTGTTCCTTTGCTTCGTTATTGCGTACTTGCTCTAGTTGAATGCCGCCTTCAACAAGCGTGCCAAGTGATGAACTAAATCCGCCAAGCGCTTTAGTTAGCGCACGCAGGTCACCGCTTGGTTCTGGTGGTGGAACATAGGCAGGGAACTGAATGTTTTTAAGAGTGTCTTGCCGCTCTGCCTGCAGCACTGCAGCCTGCATTGACGCCTGTGGCGACAGTGTCGGCGCTTGTATTTCTTGCGTTTCTAATGGCGCAGCTGACCCCTGGCCTGTGGCGACAGGAGCAGTCCGCCGACTTTGCTGCCGATTGGTATTACCAGTCGACTTGCCACCGACATACAGGCCGCGTACAGAAGAAGTCATGGTTTAAGCAGAAAGGTAAGTGGGGAAGGTTGATCGATAGGACTGCGAAATTGCCGCATTAGCTGACAAGCCCCTAGTGGTTGTTTGCGTCAGATTGCTTCCTTTAGGCACAATCAGCCCCGCTTGCTTCATTGACGAATATGCAGACAAGCCACTGCTTACGCCGCCAATCACAGCGCTTGCGCCCTGCAAGATATACGGCATGCTGCTTGGCATTGATCTCATGGGCCGCTCATACGGATCAAGGATTGTCTGCTTCAGGTATGGCGTCTGATTAGCAACGCGGTTGGCGTACTCGCCTTGCGCAATCTTTTTGCGCTCCTGCAATTCAAGGTTTACAAACGCCAAGTTTCGATCTGTGTAGTAGTCGTATGAAGCTTGCTGCCTGCGGACGTCTGCAAGCAACAGATCAACGTTGGCGCCAATCCGTCCCTGTGCTCTGACCTTGCCAGCTGCCTGCAATGCACGCTTTGCTGTGTCTGTTTGCTTTTGTGATGCAGCTTCTGCTTCTTGCATCTGCCGCACATTGATTTGCGAGATCTGATTGGCGCGTGTAATTTGCGCTAACTGAGTATTGCGGTCTATTTCCGTCTGACGCATTGTCTCCCGTTGATTCTCTGTTGTTCGCGCAGCAGTTGTTCTCAGTAAATCGGACTGATTCTGCTGCTCGGCCACCATGTTTTGGAAGGCCACTTGATTGCGCGCTTCTTGTTGCGCGGCCGCGGCTTGCATGATGCCTAGGCCTGCTTGCGCAACGCCAAGAATAATTGGAACTACAACTGAACACATAAGTCAGATCCTCACAAATTCGTAGAACAGCCGCTTTTCTGGTCCCCATTCTGCGTGTTCAGCGACAAAGGTAAAACCCATGTGCTTTATCCAGCGGATGTGAACAGTATTGCGGGCATCGACCACATTGAACAGCACGCTGTAGTCACTAAACAATTTCTGCAATTGCTCTTTTGATTTTCGCAGAAAGGTTCGCCGGTCACGCTTGTCGTCGACCATGCCTTCTGTGCCCAGCATCCACACCCTGCCACCATTCGCTTCAGGTACGACGCCCCACATACCCATGACGTGGCCATGCCTGCTGACCATCGTCCGGCACGGCACGCTGTGTAGAAAGCAATAAAGCAGCATCTGGTCAGGCGTGCAGCCAGAACACGCCATGACTTCTGCCACGTCATTGGCGCGCATGTTGTCTGCCAGGTGCCGCAAGTCAGACGGGCGAGTAGCTCGCTGATGCGCCTCGCCTAAATCCTTGGTGCCCTGTTCTGCAACCAGCCCTCCCACTCTGCTGATTGCATGCGGCATGGCATCGGACTGTCGCTGAATATCTCAATCTTAGTGTCTATGTTTCTCGCCATCACTGGCGCACGGAAGCTGCTAGTTGACAGTGAAGCGCTGCCCAGCACTGGGTTGCCGCTACCTGTTGTTATTCCGTTGAATGGAAACTTGTTTACCGGACGGCCCTGCGGCGTAATACGAAGTTCAAAAGTAGACGTGTCATCAAAAACCACAGTCCATGTGCGGAGTTGTAGCCGCGGGCCTGCAGCCACAGACACACCACCACCCGGTGGCTCTTCTTTGACGTATGGCGTCGAGAACTCGTACAGCATTTCGTAGGTTTCGCCTACAAAAAACTTGGCGTTAGACAGGTCGCCGCGCACGGTGATTGTGCCGTTGCCGCCAGCCCCACTGGCCAGGCTTTCTGCTGTTGGCTCAAGCACCAGGCCATGGGCGATCGTGTTGCTTGTCGCCTTGCGGCCAACCAGCACTGTCTTACTGGCAGTTGCAATTGGGTACGGCAGTGTGATTGTCGACGTCACGCCAAGACCGCCAGCATTGTTGACGGCGATGCTGCAACTTGCCTCTGTTGTTTTGCGATCCAGCAGCACCTCAAACTCTGCTGTGTTGTCTACGTTCTCTGGACGCAGCGATGTCTTCTGTAAATAGACGCCGTCGCTGTACTCAATTACTTGGTACAGATCGCTGTCAAGTACAGCAGTGCCAACAATCTTGCCACCGGCATTGATCTCCCAATAACCCCAAGCTGACTGCAGCTTGTTGTCATCCTGAAAGAAAAACTTGTATAGGTACAGCCGTTGATATTGATCAGAGCTGACCATTGCCAACGCCTCTTCGGAGACTGACGCAGATATTGAAATCAAATTGCCTGGCACAAACCTAGGCACTGGCGTCGATACCTCCTCTGATAGCGGCACAGGACCAGATGCGTCAGGCAAGAAGAACTCGCGCAGCCCAGTGTTGGATGCGCCTTTTGGAATGGCTAAGTAAACAGTTCGTCCAACGCCAACTGGATCAACCGTCTGCAATTGGTCAAAGGTTGTGATCGCTGTGACAGTTGCAGTCCTTGGCGTGAGTGCTGTGCCCACTGTGGTTGCGCCAGTGTCAAGCCTGAACTGGCCGTGAGCACTAAACAGCAGCAGCGTGTTGGCAAACGCCAGACTGCTAGTTAGGAAGTTGATTGACGTGCCGCCAGACGTCAGGTCAATCGGGTCGCTGTCGACAACAGTTTGCACAGTCTCTGGAAAAAATCTGTCGTAGTTATCAGCAGCCGACATGATGACGTTTTCGTCCGCCAGAAAGACAAGGCGGTTGCGAAACACGTTGACGTTTTTTATCTGACTGCCGACAAACGTTGGGTTGGGTGCTGAAGCCAGGTCGCCTGCAATGCGTCCTGACCACGCAAATTGCTGGAAAGTAAATGTGTTGTTAGCAGCCCGCACCAGCGCATGCGGCATAGTGGCCCGGTCAAATTGATACTGGATATTTGATGCAACAGTTTCCCGCCACACCCCAGGACCAAACCCACTGCCAGCGTTTGCTTCAAACGCAACGTAGTAATCGTCAAAGCTGGTGGCAGCTGAGCCTTGCACTCTGACTTTGAATCCATGCTCTGCTGATGCAGGTAGGTCGTTGATGGCAGACACCGTGCCCTTGATCGAGCTGATGTCTGTGCTGCTGCGCGTGTCGCTTGCAGACATGGCGTAATCAGACCCGTCGTTCTTAGTTACGCGAATAACAAAATCGTTTTGCGTAAATGTAAAAGCGTTGAGATTGCTGTCGCCCGCTAGAGAATTTCGCAAAGCTGTTGCAATTGCAATTGTGCTTAGCGCTCCCGTTGCGCTAGTGGCATGCGTCTTTGTGACGCCAGCAACTGTGATGCTGTAGGTCGTTGAGTAGTTAGCAGCCTTGACGAAGATCATTCCCTTCGTGCCCCAGTTCGCTGACAAGTTCGACGTGTCCATAGCAACCGTCTTTTCGCGGTTAACAATGAACGTGGTGTCAGCAATAGACGCCAGCCGGAACTGCTCTGACGGATTGCCCGTGACGTCTAGGTAGGCAGTGCCGTTAGGCGTAGCGACTGTGCGCTCAGTGCCGTCTAAAGCAAAGACCTTGATAGATCCGTCACGGATTACCAGCAGGTGCTGGATGCTGCCGTCACGGTCAACGATGTGGCAGTACGGCGGGCTGTTTGCAACTGAGCCAGCAAACAACTTGGCAACGTGGTCTGACGCTGGTCTTTTCTTTAGCCCTTCAACTGGGCTTGGCATGCAATTAATAACCTGCTCTGCTTGCGATGCCAATCGCAGCGCAGCCGGCTGTTGGCTGACCCCATTAATGAGGTTGGGGATTGAGCTGCTGACAAGTGGCATAACTAGAAGCGCTGCAGGGCACGACTAGGCATGTAGGTGTTGAGCACGCTGGTGCGGTTGGGGTTGCCACGCAGGAAGTTGTGTTCGCTGCGTGTCGTCTCTTCCTCCAGAAAAATGCTCTTCGCCTCTGCCTCCATCGTTAGGTTGATCTTGGTCAAGTCGGCGCTGCCCAGCAAGGCTTCTTGCAGCTGGCGCCCTGCCTTGATTGTGATGTAGTGATGGGCGTGCTCAGGTAGATCGTCCCAATCCAGCAATGCAGTCACGTCACCTTTCAGATCCTCGGTGAATGTGAACTTGCCAGCCTTCCTGTCATACAGCCTGCCGCCGCGCATGGTGACATCAACGTCGGGGTAGATCAGTGGGTCAACCACAACACGGCTAACACTTGGACCCATGTCAATCTCGTTGCCTGTGCTGCGCGGCAATGCTTGCTGCAATGTGGTGTTGAACGACCAGCCCTCTGACTGCAGCTTGCGGCTCACGTCGTTGATTGTGTCTTGCGCTTGCTTGGCAGTAGGGAACTGACCCGTAAGACTGTTGACCGGCGCCTCGCCCATCATTTGCAGGACGCGGTTCACTGCTTCCAGGAATGTGGTGCGGGCTAGTGCCATTGTTAATTAGCAAAGAAAAGAGGGGGCCGAAGCCCCCACTGCATCAAGAGAATGTAATCTCAATCGCACAATCAGGGCGAAGGATTCCGGTGCCTAGTGCCATGGATCCAACCATGAATGTACCTTGGTAAAGAGCATGGACGTCTTGTCCGGTTTGCTCCATCTTCAGGTCCATCAACTTCACAGTGCCGACGGCTTGCTTGTTAAAGACAAGGCCAACATTGTTAGTGAAGTTTGCTGCGTAGGAGTTGTTCTCCCCAGTAGCAGCAGAGCGGTTGCTGGTAGGCAGGTGGTTGGACATGACGATGTCAATGCCAGCAACACGGAAGACTTTGCCGTCTCCGTATGCACCTTGGCCGCCCCAATCGCGGTTGATTACGTTGGTCTCTTGCACCAATTTGTAGTATTCGCGAGGCGCTAATACGGCGACTCTTGAATCAGGGGGTACGTCATTCTCGTCTAGCTTCTGAGCTGCAGAGAACAGAGCAGTCGCTAGCTGAGCACCAGTGATGTTTGCCTTTGCGCTTGAAGCAGCAGCAATGTTGATCTGAGTACCGCCTGGCAGGTCAGTGTTGAAGTTGGTGCCGGTGCGAGCAGCCTTGGCCACCATGGCTGCCACGTTCTTGTCAAACGTATAGGCCAGGGCGTTGCCCATCTGAGTTGAGTATTGGCTGCGAACGTCGTAATGGTTCTTGGCCTCATCAATGTCAGCAACAAAGACATTGCTAACCAGCTTGTCATCGATAAGCACAGTTGCCTCGGCATGCTTAATGGCATTGCCTGTCAGCTGCGTGCCCGGTGTGTGATATGCAGTTGAGCTGGTGCCAATTATTGGGAACTGTGCACTTTTGCCCGAACTAATAGTCCGAACTGTGTGCAAAGTTTCGAACACCGTTGACTTACGGAAAGATGAAAGTACCTCTCCTGAAAATACTTTTAAAAAAAGTGCGTCGAAGCTGGTGCCTGTTGCGTTGACAAGACCCAGCCGTGAGGCTGTGAAGTTAGCCATGAGGCTTAAAAGAAAGATTGGGTTGCACCCGACCAGTCTTCTTAGCTCACAGGGTGTCCTCCGCAGAGGGCCAGTGCGCCAGATGAATGTCTAGGTAGACAGATTGTAAGCAGTAAACAGCCCAATAAAAAACCCTTGGGTACTTAAGCCAAGGGTCAATGTGTGTGAGGCAGGCTTTCTCGGCCCACCTAATTAAAAGACAGCAGAGCGGCTTAGCTGCTTTTCTACTGCTTTTCTATAGGCAGGGTCGCTTGCGTAACGAGGGTCATTCATCGCCTCAATCACTTGAGCTGTTGACTCGAACTTGCTGCCGGAACTGCTGCTTGGCTTGCCGCCTAACAGCTGTGGCTCACGACCTTCGCTTGCTGTGTACTGAGCGTAAAGCCCAGCAATCGCAAGGCGAATTTGTGCGCCGTCGTTACTGCCTTGAACGATGCGATTGAACGCAGCGATCTCGTCAGCCTCCATGTTCTCTGCAGCCCACGTAGTCATCTCGTCGTACTGATCGGTGCCACCGAACTCAGTCTTAATTTGAGATACCTGCTGTGCGTTGAGTGCGCTGTCTTGAGCGGCGTTGTACTGCAGGCCGGCCAGGTAGTTGTCGACCATGTTGCGACTAAAGCCAGCTTTCTCAAGCTCGCCATAGTCATCGTCCTGCAGCATGCCGCTCTCGGCGTACCGAGAAGACATGTCGCCAAAGTCAATGCCAGCTTCTTCAAGGCGACCGCCAATAACTTCGCCGTAGATCTCCTTAGCTGATTGCTCTTCGCCCTCAGCTAGCTCCTGCTCCGGCTCGTTGTCAGCTTTACCTTGCTGGCTCTCAAGTTCTTTGTAGCCCTTGACTAGCTCGTCGACAGTTTTGTATTTGCCGGCGAACAGTTGCTCTTCGCCCTGAATCTCGACGTTGTCGTTATCAGTAAGGGCTGCTTGATCTTCAGGCGCCATCGCTGGCGCCGGTTCGTTGGCGATAACTACGGGTTCAGGCATAAGTCTCAGGAGATTTGGATGACGCCTTTGTCGTCGACAGTCACTTCAGGCATTGGTGCTGACTGTCCCTGTGATTCATCAACTGCTATGTCGATGACTTCAACTTGCTTGTCCTCCGTCGGCGACGGCGTCTCCGTCGGGGAGTTGGTTTGGGGTTCCGGCGTCGGGGTTGCCGTCTTCGAATTGCGGGCCATAGGGTGCTCCTGGTTGTGTGTAGTTTTTAGCTGCTTGCGTAGCGGCGCCAGACTTGAGGCCCTCCATCAACATCTGTTGTTGTTGAGCTTCTTGCTGTGCTTGCGCTGCAGCTGCGCGCTCATTCTCTAACTGCTCGGGCGTTTTAACAAGGTTTGTTGTATCAATGCTGCCGCTTGCAGCCAGCCGACGTAACGCTTCGTCGACATTGATGTACTCAGCCATGATCTCTGGGCCAAGAACTTGCTGTGCAGTTGTGATGAACTCAATCAACTTGTTCTTGTCATCGCCGCGGCCAATTGCCTCAAGCCCAGTAACAGGCTTAGGGCTAACCAAGGCCTTGCCGCCCTGCCCTTTCGGGAATGGGGGCAGCTTGCGTTGACGCTGCAGGATGTGCATCAGCCGCCGCACTAGGGGCAACTGCAGTTCTTGAGTCAGGATGGAATACAAGCCAGCTGTGCCAGCGTTCAACTCTTGACTCATAAAGCGGATCTCTTCCGCAGTCACACGTTCGCCCGGCCTCTGGATAGCGGTGTGCAGCATGAAGGCGTACTGCAACCGCTGCTCAATCCGCTCGATAGTGGCGTTAGCAATCTGCATGTCGGCCCCCTTCTGGGTTTGCACGACAGTCACATCTGACGCTGAGCCCTGGACGATTGCACCATTGGCTGCGTTAGCCAGGGTGCGTGGCCTGGTCATGCCGTTGGGGTTGACCATGAAGATCACCTTGGCTGCTGCAGCTGACGATTCCAGGATTGCTTGGCTCAGATTTTCAAGCGCAAG